CTATAGAAGAGTCCTGGCCCGATTCGCAGAAGTGGAGGACTTATCAGAAGAGCAACTGAATTCTTTGCTTGTCGAAAGGTTGCTGCAACTCAAGAAAAAGCTGAGTCGAGAAGTCGAACGAGCAACTGACGAACAAGGTTTGTTCTTTTCAGAACTGTTGGATTTGTTCTTGGCGCATGTTCAAGCGAATCGTGATGAGCGAACGGTTGGCAAGTATCGGCAGCAATTGCTTCGCTACCAAAAAGTAGTTGGTAATTATCGCATTCGGCTTCATACCTCACAACTGACAGACAAGTTCGTTCTGTCTTTAAGAAAAGCTGGACTGAATGACCATAGCTGCAACAGTTATCTCAGAGCAGTTCGCGCGATTCTTAACTGGTCTTGGGAGCAGGGCTTCCTTCCGGCTGCAATCAAAGTCAAAAGCGTTCGCTCGTCCAAACCTCTGCCTGCTGTCTTCTCTCAGCAACAACTCGAAGATTTGCGCCAGCATTTAGAACAAGGCTGGCAGCAAACTAGACGAAGACGGTTCTTGGTTCTGCTTCGGGCTTGGTGGTTTTTGCGCTATACCGGCATGAGAGGTGGTGAGCTTCTGGCGCTGAAATGGGATAATGTCTACCCAGACCGAATTGAACTGCGCTCAACGCGAGATTGGAAAGTCAAAGGCAGGAAAGACGCAATCGTCCCAATCGCTGAAGATTTAAAAGAATTTATTCAGGCGCAGAATATTCAAGGCGAGCGTTATGTGCTGGACAACGGCAGAGGTAAACCTCTTTATAGTTCGCTTGGGGATTTGACGAAGAGTATGCGAAAGGCTTTGCAGAAGGTAGGCATTGAAAACGCAAAACCGCTGCACTCGTTTAGAAGTACAGTTGCGACTGAGTTGCTTTCCGGTGAGTCTTCAAATCCGGTGCATGTTCAAATGCTGCTTCGTCACGAATCAATTCAAACAACCATGAGTTACCTGAATTCAGACCATTTGCAGCAAGTCGATCTCGTCAATAAACTAGGAAACACTGGCGGAAACACTGGCAAGAAAAAATTGAAAGAATCCAGCAAGCCTAGCATTCATCTAGCCTATAGCCGAAAAAGCTAAGGTGACTGTTAATCATTGGGTCGCTGGTTCGAGTCCAGCTTGGGGAGCCACTTTCAGAGGATTTCCCGCACTTCCGTTAAGTGGCGATTCTGACTATCCGCCAGTGATTGCCTCTTTCGGCTTCTTTGCCTTCCTGATTTTTTTATACAATAAAACGCCAGGAACAGCCGCGCCCATTCCGGTAGCAGCTAAAATCAATTCTAGTCCGCCAGAATCAACCGCTTGGTTGAAAATCTCCAAAAATCCTTCCATTTAATAACTCCATATCATTAAACCGTCTTCTCTATCGTCTACATGCAGAAATCTTTGACTGCCTGTGAAACTGAATCCATAGCCACCGAACAAGCCCATTTGAATTCCAATTTCTAGCAACCTTGCGCCATCCGCATTCCAGCAAGCAATGTCCACGGCTCTTCCAAGACTATGATAACCCGTGCTTTTGGGTTTCCCGTCTTTCCATTTTGCTTTTTCAACTGGGTGATCTACTGAGCGATAGGCTGACGTCAATCTAATGGGTTTGCCGTAGTGCTGCCGCAATGTTTCGAGCTTCGTCAAAAAAACTTCGGAAATGCAACATTCACCAGTGAATTTGCACTTCAACTCGTCGCGTGAAAAGTGTTCAGAATGGTCAACGTAAGCCATCAAGTTTCCTTTTCTGGATAATCAATACATTCTTGACTGTACATTTCACCGAACGCTTCTCTTTGAGGTAACGGCATTAGCTGAAGGTCTACATATCTATGGTTTTCTCGGTAATGGTCAATGACGCAAGAACACAACTGAATGGCGGATTGCATGGCTAAGTTTGAAGTCATACCTTGAAGCTGGTAAGTAGGAGCAAGTCGCAACGAACACTGATAAGTCCAACTGACTAGGTGCAAAGTCTTGTACTCAACAGGAAGAGCAAATGCTGACGTGGAAAACAGCAAAGCCAGACCTATGAGAATCGGTTTCATCTCCTTAATTCTCTATTGATAACGTCACCAAGATTATTGACAGCAATCGTCATATCTTTTATGGCAGCATTTGTTGCACTCATTATCGACATCAGCTCAGAGTTTGAAGTCTTCATGTATTGTCTTAACTCTTCATCATTCTTTGCGTCAGCCGCTAAATAAAGCTTTCGCTCTTCCATCATCATAGAGTCTTTCTTTTCTGCATCTGCTCGCAATTGCTGCTTTTCTTTGTCGTGCTGTTTCAAAATAAAAATAATTAGCCAAGCAAAGAAAATCAGAGCAGAAGCTGAAGTTCCAAGTTCTTGGACAACGTCAATTATTCCGGTCGCTTCTGCTGGCATTGCTCGGCCTATATTATGCGGTTTCTAGTGCTTCAATTCGTGCAGTTAAAGCGTCAATCTGGGACTGTTGGGATTCGATGAGTGCAATGGATTCTTGCAGTGCTGCTGTTAGAAGTGGAACTAATTTGGATTGGTCTATGCCCTGTGGATTGATGCTCCCATCTTCATTAACAGCATCTTTTTCACCACTTACTGCTTCTGGAACAATATCTTGTACTTCGTGAGCAATAAAACCATCAACAATATTTTCTGGGTCAGCTATAAAGTTGAATCTAGATGGATTGAGTTGTTTTACTCTGCTAATTCCATCCGTAATTTCTGTGATATTTTCTTTTAGACGGTAGTCCGAGGAGGTGTTGTACGATGTTGAAGTGTTATTTCCTAAAATGGTTCCTATAACTGAACCGTTATATACAAAATACTGGAAATATTGTGTGCCAGGATTTGTATGGTTTATATCAATAATTGCTTCAGCAATGGTTTGTTTAATATTTAATTTAGCATTCCTAGATACAGTCGTCCCCACCAACAGATTCCCACTTGCATCAACAACAAAAGGCGTACTGTCTGGATTAGCGGAATCTTCCACGACTAGCGCATTTCCGCTGCCTGTTTGTGTGATTCTTACTAAGTCACCAGAGTCTGAACCGGAAACCGTCAGTGCGCCTAGTGTTGCGGTTCCTCCGGTCACGCTCACATTGTCAGAGTCTTGAGTTGCGATTGAGCCAAGTCCTAGATTGCTTCTCGTAGTGCTATCGTCAGAAACATTAAGAGAACCTGTCACGCTGATATTACCGCCCGTGTTTAACTGTGCGCTTGTCGAAACCGTGCTGGCGGTTAGTGTCAGGCTTGAACCGTTGTAATTCTGAACTTCATTAACCTTAAGTAAACTCATTAGATAAGCTCGACGAATTCAAAGTTGTAATCATAAAGTTGTGAACCTGGGTAACTGTAGGCAATGCTGGCTGGCTCAAAGAAAGAACCGAATACTGCCGTGTTCGTTTGGTAGCCTAGAATCTGAGCAGCTACAGGTTGCATTCGTAAACCTGAAAAAACCTTCGTTGCGGTGGTTCTTTCGGATTCTAAAATTTGAACTGAACCGCTAAATCTTCTGCGAATCTCACCCAATCGGTAAACCAGTCCACTGTCTCGCTCTTGCCTGATTCCAAGGCTGTCGCGGCTTATCGACATTCCAACATTTGGATTGTAGGTTTCCAGCACTTTTCCAGCTCGTATGGTGTTGACAATCAGCGGCAATTTCATAGAAGAAACCGTGAAGTTCGAGCCACCATTTCCGGTTAGTTGTAAGTCTTCACCTCCGGTGCCGTCACCAGTGATTCGGTTAATTTGCTCGGTAAAAATCCCATCAGAAACGAAGGTTCCAAGTTTTATCTGTGGGTAGTCTTCTAAATAAATATTTGAGCTGCTCGCTTGCAATCTGCCGAGTTGTCCACTGCTTGCCGTAACCCAACCGTCCAGCGTTCCTTTAACGTCCGTTGAATTGGTTAAGGCAATCTCAACCGTGTTGGTACTGGCTGGACAAGCGACAAAAACCGAATCATTCCAATGGGTTTTCTCGTTGAGTAGATACTGCTCGCTGAGTGTGTAGGTGTTCGAGTAAGTCTCTGTTGATAAAGTGCTTGCGCCTGAATCCTTAAATGTGACTGTTACCGATTCTGCTAAGTAAGAGAAAAAAATGGCTTCTGCACCTAGGCAAGTCACCGTGATTGTTGCGGTTGCGGCGTCTGAAATGTAAGCCTGCTTTGGAAAATTATTCTCAACTTTGGCAATAGCATAATCACTCGCTAACTGAGTCGCTGAACTGGTAACGCTAGTGATTAGATTGGTGTAAATAATTTTCATTCTTTCCGTACAAAGTCGATTTCGGTTGGTCCGCTGATGGTTGTCTCTTCAGAATCAAAGCTATAAATGATTGAAGTAATCGTGATTGTGGCTTTTATACTTTGCTTTTCGTCAATGCAGATGATTCGGTAGCCGAGCAGCCAGGTGTCCTTGATACCAAAAACGCGAGCCGTGCAGATAGGCGCTGATTCGCTCTGCAAAATGGCTCTTAGATATTCAATTACCTTTTCTTCAATTGTCGATAAAGCGTCATATTGCTGTTCTTCCCCATAGCCCAAGTTCGGCACTTCAACGTATTTGGTTTCCTGCGCGAGTGTGACTGAGTCTGGGTAAGGTGTGTTGTGTTCATACTCGCTGAAAACCTTTTTGATTGGGAAGGCTGGCGCTAGTGTCAATCCCAATAGTTCTGGCGTTCTCACCGTTGCGGCTGCCACTCCGGTTTGAATCCGGTTAATTACTCGTAAAGTCGTGCCGCTAATCTGAAGAAGAAGATTTGCAGCCTTGGCTGTATCTGCGGCGAAGTCAATCAGAGGCTCGTTGCGTGTGGTTGCTTGTGCCATTTATGGACTATAAATTTCTACTTCTGAGGCTGTCGTGGCTACCGTCAAAGAGCGCACTGTCAACTGGCCGTTGGTGTCGATTTCTACCGTTACCGTGAGACGTACTTCAACTGGTGAGTCGTTCACCTGTTCGTCGCTGATCGTGGTATCGGTGTTGTAATTCACTCCTGCCATTTACGCATAGCTCGTGTCTAGGGTTAGTCCAAGCTCAGTCGCCACATGATTGTAAAAACTCGAAAGCGTTGAACCTCGGTTGCTGACACCTGAAATCGAAAGCACACCTCCAGTAGTTGCAGCGTTCAGCTTAATCACCGTCGAGGTTGGAGCCACACCAGAACCACCTGAACCATTCCAGAACTCGCTCGAAGTGTTATCCGTTGAGTAAATCAAAACCCCATCCTCGCGGATTTCGATTGGGTAACTGCTGTTATTCGTTTGCAAGTCTGGGTTGGCAACTTCATCGTCGCGTTTCTTAATCACAGGCGTGACGTTTTTGACGATTCCCCATGAGAATGGAATTCTTAGCGGAACCCCAACTCTATGCGTGTTGCCGTCACTAGTGAACGTTCCGGTGGTTCCGTAGCCGCTTGTTACCGGAATGAAGTCTTTGTCTTGAAGCGTGAACGTATTGGTTCCGGTTCTTACCACATAATAATAATTATCTACTGCGACTGATTGATATTCCAGCAGCTCACCGTAGTTGTCCATTTGCTCGAAAATCACAACCGCGCCTGTGACAAAGCCGTGATTTAGTGCAGTAATTGAAACTGGAACACCTGTTCCTGAACTGGTTACTGCTTCCACAAAGGCGAAATTCTCGGTAAGAGTAAACGGTCTAGCGCCTTTGGTGAATTCGGTATCGGTCAGAGCAAACGTCAATTCGGTATCCGTCACGGTTTGCAAAAAGATATTGCCAGAAAATAAATCGCTTCCTGCTTCGCCCCACTTCAAAGTCGTTGCGTATAGTCCAGGTGCGGTGAGTAAGTCTTGATAGCGTTGAAGTGCGAATGGATGGCTTGCATTCAAGTAGTCATTCGTCAATGTGATATTCCCAAACTTCACCCCAATTTTTCCGCTATCCTCAACTTGCCCAAGTTCAAGCGAAGGCATTCTTTTGACAAAAGGCTGGTAAAAGTTCTGACCAGCAAAGCCTCTCAGTGAGCCTCGGTAGGCTGTTCCGTCAACTGTAATCGTGGCGAGTAAATGGCTCATATATATCTAGCCGGAAGAAACTTGTCGCCTTGTCTTCTCGTTCTTTCGCGCAGCTCACTTCTAAATTCTTCAATGCTGGCCTTCGTCTGTCCTTCCATGTCCGTGTAAACGTTGACTTCTGTGTCATTCTCGCGCACTGCCACAATCAATTCTGCGAGAA